TTTAAGAACATTATCTTTTATTTCTTCTAATTTTTCTTTATTTCCTTCTGATGCTGCCTTAAGTGCTTCTATTCCTTGATTCGTCAACCACCCGAAAAATAATGTAGTTAGAGCCTCTCCTATTCTCGCAAATATATTACCAACTTTCTGCTGAAGAGCCTGAACCGGCGTAACAAGAGAATTTGTAATGTTTTGTTCCAGTTGAGATTCTTTTCCCAGTCTAACATTTGTTTCTGCAAGTTTTCTTTCACTTTCTGCCTTTTCTGCTTCCTGCCGTTTTTCTACGGCACTATCTTGCTGTATTAAATTTGAAATAGATACAAGACCTTGATTTAGAGTCGTTGTTTCTGCTCGTAAGGCATCTACCGTGCTTCTAAGAGCAGAAATCTCTTGAGTTTGTTTAATATTTTGGGCGGTTTGAACCTCTAAATTTCTTTCGACATTAACTAAATTTGCCTGAGGTTGTACGGCAAGAGCACCACCTCTTCCTCCACCGCCACCACCACTTATGGCCGAACTGGAAACCGTTCTTGCCATAACACCTATAGTAGGTCCGATTGGAGATGATAGACTAGCCATTCTGCTGGTTCTTTAGATTTTGCTCTTCAATATATTGAGAAAGAAGAGTAATATAAACTTCTTTTTCCCAAGGCAACATAGATTCTAACTCCGTTAATGAATATTTATGATGCTGCATTAACTGAAATGTAGTCTTATAGTATGACTCCAACGAAGTATGAGCCATTCCTAAGCGAAAAAAGATGTTAATCCCTCCAATACGACCTCACTTTCCACATTAGTATTTGGATTTTTCAATTTAATAGTATAAGAAAGTTTAGGCATCGTCTCAAAAAACTTCTCAATTTCCTTAAACTGATTCGTAGTTAGTTGTTCCAAAAACTCATTCAATTCTTTTTTAGTTGTATCAGAAGCATTCCAAGACTCTTCTTCACTATAAATCTGCTCCACACAGGCAGAAATCATCTCAAAAGTATCATTCACACTCACCGATTCATTATTATTAAAGTTGTTCTTAATGAACTCCTGCATAGATGGATATTTCATCCGAAGAGTCAAAATATCATCAAGTTTAATATCCTTAGAATGATTTTCATCTACATTTACTTTAATTTCATCCAGATTGATTGAAACCGGAACTTGTGTGATTCCATCATCGGGGCAGGTAATTAAAACATCCACCGACTCTCCAACTGACTTTCCACGAACATTCAGAAACAAATATTCAATATCAAAAGTTGATAATTGCTCTACCTTGATTCCTTTCGTAATAATACAATTTGAAATTACAGTTTTTACTGCTTCTGCAATTTGTTTTGTATCCTCACTTTCCATCGCAATAATTAAAATCTTTTCTTCTTTAACCAGAAAAGGTCTGTACTTAATATTCTTTTTTAATGATGGGACTTCCAACTCATATGTTGGCACCGCAATTTTTGGTAATGGCATAATACTCCAATAAAAACTTCATTAAAAATATTTAGGTTAATTATTTAAGATCGTAGGAAGAACACTTCCTTGATTGGGAATTGTACCTCTTACCCCACTTTCACCAAGAGATTGTCCAGTTCTATAAACAACTCTTTGATTATTGCTTTGATTATTGTTTTGATTATTATTATTGTTTTGATTGTTATTATTATTGCCAATAATTTCATTCAAACTTAATGATTTACCTGCAATATAACGATCATACTCAAAATTCACCGACATCTTGAGAATTTCTGAAGAATTATAACTTACCGGAATTGATGACATTGCCGATGGAAATAGTCCGATAAAAGTATATTGAATTTCTTTATTATAGTCTCTATCAAACTTTGTGATTGTAGTTCTATCAGATTTATAATATTCCGGATATTGCATTCTGGAAATATAATCCTTACGATTCTGTCCTATTGGAGCAAGATTACTTCCAATTGGATTATTAGATCCACTTGCAATAAACTCCATCCAACTTTCCATAAATTTAATAGCATTATAATTTTTATCCACATAAAAATCTAAACCTATTGGTGAATATTGTCTAGTATGTGCAAAGTTCTCCGTTATACCCATAAAGTTCCCACTAACATTGGCAGTTGCAAAAGAACTTGTTGGAAGAGATGCCGAAAAACAAAGTAATCCTGCATCTTCAGCAATAAATCTCTGACTAATTCCTTTACGGGAAAGATATGCCATTAGTGGTCCTCCAAGAGGTCCTACCCCACCAAATCTTACCTCATAATGAGAAGTCTGTGCAAGATTCGTGAAGAGTGGTTTAAAATCTGATATTTTGCGGATACTAGGCACTCTAAATACCTTTTTATGAGTCTTATTAGTATAAGTATTTAGATGTCTTATAAGGGAAAATTTAAACCATCATTTCCAGAAAAGTATGTTGGAAATCCGACTAATATTATATACAGATCTCTATGGGAATTGAAGTTTCTCAAATATTGTGATACAAATGAAAATATTTTAGAATATGCCTCCGAAGAACTTGCAATTCCTTATCGCTCTCCGGTAGACGGAAAAATTCACAAATATTTTCCTGATGTTTATATAAAAGTCAAAGAACCTGATGGAAGTATTAAGAAATATCTGATTGAGATTAAACCCCATAAGCAAACAATGCCACCATCAAAACCAAAAAAGCAGACCAAAGGATACATCTATGAGGCATATGAGTATGCCAAGAATCAATCAAAGTGGGAAGCAGCAAGAGAATATTGTAAGGATCGAGGATGGACCTTTAAGGTGATTACGGAAAAAGAACTTTACGGAAAATAAATAATATATCAATCTATGATGAATCCTTCATGGCACTCACAGGATATGAAAAACCATTAGGGGATTATACGCGGGATGAATTAATTGAGATTGCAGAATTTCATACAATTTATTATACAACTGCCAGTGGAAAAGGATCTATCGGTGGATATAAGAGATTAAAAAAAGAACAATTAATCAGTATCATTAAAAATGATCGTGATTATATTAGTAAAAATCCAAAAGCACCCAGAAGAATTGATGGGAAGATACTCACAAATCGTTTTAGCGATTTCAAAAAATCATTAAATGGAAGTGAGAAACCGGATAAATTAATGAATGAAATTATGTCGATATTGAGTGGAACTGAAAGTGCATATCCATTACCGGGAAAATACTATACCTACATTTATTATGCAAAAACTCCAAAAATTCTTTATGATCAACATCCACTGATTCTGGCAGGAGGTCCATATCTAAATGGATTCATAGGATTTAATTATCATCTTGGAAAAATTAGACAATATAATACGACAGATGGTGATAGATTAGTCAGTGGGTTATATGAATTGAGTCAACAAGAATTTGCAACATTAAGATCAGTTCCATATCGAAAATTAATACAAAATTAAGATAAATAACTAAAAACTATAAATGGCTTTCCCGACTCAAATATCATCAGCCACTCAGAATGCCGTTACTGCTGGATATAAAGTAGCAGCAAATAGAGCACCATCATCAAAAATATTTCGTTATCCATTAAAGAATATTGATGCATCTGATGATTATTTGCAGATTGAATCTTATGAGTATCTTCCACCGGGATTAACTCTTAGTGAGACAACTTTTGCACAAAGAAGTTCTGATAATGTTGTTGAAGAAGGTGGATATGGAACAAAAAATATCAGAGGAACCGTAATACTACCAATTCCAGAAGGTATTCAGGATAGTAATAGTGCAAGTTGGGGTTCTGGTGATATGGGACCCTTACAGGCTGCAACACTGGGAGCAGGAAAAGAAATAATTGAGGGCGGAAATTTTTTTGAGGGTGTGAAAGGTGCAGTTGAAAACCTAATTGGTAAGGCTAGTGGGGCATCACAAACAGCAGGTGGACAAGATGCATTACAAACACTTTTTGCCACTCAGGCAGCAAAGGCATTACTTGGAGGTTCAGACTTCAATCAAAATCTTTCCAGAGCAACCGGAGCAGTTTTTAACTCAAATACAGAACTTCTTTTTAGTGGAGTATCACTAAGAAGTGGGTTTTCATTTTCATTTGATTTAGTTCCTCGTTCTAAAAAAGAATCGGATGAAATCAAAGATATTATCAGATTCTTTAAGTCGGAATCTGCGGCGCAAAAAGGAGCATCAAGTGATGGTGCTGCCGGATTATTCCTCAAATCTCCAAGTGTATTTCGTCTTCGTTATATGAGTGGTGGAAGACCTCATCCATTCTTGAATCAATTTAAGATATGTGCCTTGAATGCCATGTCGGTCAATTATACTGCTTCGGGAACTTATGCCACATATTCTGATGCCACACCGGTTCATATGAATATGATTCTAACATTCCAAGAACTCACACCAATCTATCGTGAGGATTATATTGAAGCAGGATCAAAAACTGGTGAATATAAGTCCACTATAAAAGGAACCGGCTTCTAATGTCTTACTTCAGAGAATTACCCAATTTAGAGTATCAATCATTCTTATCAAGTCGTAAAGGATCTGATGATTACTTATTGGTAAAAAATATATTTCGTAGAGTTAAACTGCGTGATGACTTACAAAATGTTTTTACCATATTCAATAAATATGAAATTCAAGAAGGAGCAAGACCCGATACAGTTGCCGAAGAACTTTATGGAAGTTCTCAGTATGATTGGGTTGTATTAATTGGTGCCAATATTATAAATGTAAGAAATGAATGGCCTCTTTCTGATAGAGACATCTATAGATACTCGGAACAATTATACGGAAATGACATAAACGCAGTTCATCATTACGAAACCATAGAAGTCAAAGATTCCAGAGGAAGACTCATACTTCCGGCAGGTAAAATTGTTGATTCAGTCTTTACTATTCCAAACCCTAATATTCCCGTACAAACTCTAAATCCTGTTGTTGGTATTAGTAATTATGAATATGAAGTCCGAAAAAATAATAAAAAAAGAGACATTTATGTTCTTAAACCTGCATATCTTCAACAGGTTATTAATGATACAAGAAAAGCGATGACATATGATAGATCATCGCAATATGTAAATGATAAATTAATTCGCACCGAGAACACAAGAGTCACGATGCCATAAAAAGAGGAGATTTCTCTCCTCTTTACCCATTATTCCGCTAATTTTGCGAAATATGATAAAGATTCATCATCGTCATCATCATCAACCGCAACAGAACGAGTCGGTTTCAGGTTGCTAAGTTCAGTACGCAAATCTTCGGTCAGAGAAGGAGCAGGACCACGATAGTCATCCTCGTCCTCAACTTCAGAATCAATACGAGCAGACTTTCCACCCAGAACAGATTCAAGACGCTTCTTCATTTCCTCATAGGACTTGAACTGCTCAGGAGAAACAAACTCAGAAAGAGAATACTGCTTCTTCCAGATTGCTTCCATAGCATCATCATCATTTAGAAGAGCACCCTGAGCAGCAAATTCGCTGGAATCATAGTTCCTATAACCGGCAACATTCTTTGCCTTCAGTTTGAAGTTAGCACCAGTCCAGAAATCAAA